TTTTATTGTGCCTGATACTATTGAACCTGCGGTAATCGTTCCCATATCTGCTGAAATTGCAGCCAGATTGGTAACATCAATTTCATTTGCTGTGACCGAGTCTGCTGCTAATTCATTTGCTGTTAAAGTACCTGTAGCTATGTCTCCTGCTACTATTGTTCTTCCTACTATTTTTGCAGATGTAATACTGTCGTCACTAATTTTAGTTTCAGTTATAGCATTCGCAGCTAAAACATCGCCTTGTATTGCGTCAACTTGTATGTCTGCATTTTTAACACTGGTAAAATTTCCTTGTACTGAACCAACAAAATTAGAATTTACATCAGAATGATTTATGGCTCTGACCCAGTAGTAATAGGTAGTTCCTGCTGTTAAGCCATTGTGTAGACCATCTACAAAAGTTGAGATAGTATTTGATGCTCCATACTGAGTATGCACCAAGCCATCTGAATCGTTTGCGTTAGGCGTAGAATTTGATGTTTTTCTGTATATCTTGACACCTTTTAAATCTCCATTATTAGGATTGGTATAGCTAACAACTATGTTGAAGGCTTTACCAGTAGATGCGGATAGATTACTGGGGTCACTCGGAGCTGCACTTGCTGCAGTCATAGTTATACTTGCTGTACCAGTGTAAGGAGAAAAAACTCCTCTTTGATTCATGTGCCTTACTCTGACTACATACGCTTCGCCCACTGCAACATTTGTTAAGTACGCTGTTGATGTACCTGCTCCAACTGTTATTGATCTATATAAAGAATCTGCTTCGCTTTGCAATTTATAAGCTACTTCTGTACCAAAAATATAAGGAGAAGAATTGTTTGTCCAAGTTGCTTTTATATTTATTTTAGATGTCGTTGCATCTTTCGCTAATACTTGTGCTACAGCTAAATTTGTTGGTGCAGATACAGAAAAATCTCCTGTTGGTACTTCAGATATAGGTCCTTGTGTAATTGGTGTGACATAATCATTGGTTACAAAATCATAAGTAGCTGCGTCAATTTCTTTTAAAACCAACCTACAAGCAGCTACTGGCACTTCATTTTGTTCTACAAATTCTATTTGTGTTGAAAGTACCTCAAACATTTTATTTGTATAGCCTAGTCTTTCATTAGTTACATAAACAAAATCTGCAGGTTGAAGGCGTAAAAATTTAGTTGTAGTCAGTAAAGATATTTGTAGTGTTTTTCTTTGATGCTGTAATGAAATTTTTGCTAGTCTTTCTGCCATAAGATTTGTACTTGTATAAGGCAACTGTATCTCCATACGCTTTAAATAATTTGCGTTAGCTTCTCCGCTTGGCACATCTTCACTTACAAAAGTAGAACTTGTCAGTTCAGGGGTATCAGTACCTACAAATCCATTATCTTTATCTACAAAGACTGCCTTTATAGAATTAAATAATTCGTTAGATTGTGTGTTTTTTGAAACATTTATAGGAGAAAGAACTTCTGAATCAGTGATGGTCAAAGAAGGAGTTTGAGCTGCAGCTACAAAAACATTGAACATACCATTTGTGAAAGTTAGTTTACCACCACAAGAACTTAACAAACCTTCTAAAATTCCATTACCATTTGCGGACATATTAGTAAAACCATTAGCTGTATAGCGTTCTTGACTGATACCACTTATAGTTACAGTTTGTTCACTGGTATTAGCTGCACTCATAAAGCCACCTGCGTTAGCTGATAGATTTAGCTCAGTAGATGTAGCTTTAATACCATAAGTGGTGTTACTTAAATAATCTAATATACATAAAGCAGGATTATCTGACCAAGCATAAGTTGATTCTGTGCCTAATCTATGTGAACCACTTCCCCCTACTGTTGAATCTAATCTAGGGTCATAGAGTTTCTTGCCTTTTATGATGCCTGTAATTTTAGGAATTTGTGGCATTTTTTCTGGGTCATATATAAGCTCTACATACATATATGCACAGTCTTTATAAATAAAATTATTATCTATTATGGTGCTGCCATGTGTAGTTCTAGCTAATGAATCATGAGATGTTTGACTGCCATCGTGAAAGGTAAATCTTACTAATCTACCACTGCCAAAGTTGTTTTCGTTGTCTGTGTTTGTAAAGTCTGAGTTAGTAACTGTATAAATTTTGTTATCAGTACCTGCACCGCTTGAAGTAGAATTAGTAGTAGTTACTGTAATTTCATTGAAATTAAATGAGGTAAAACTATCAACCTCATGTCCTGCAAAAACAACTACCATAGATAATTTATTATTATCTGTACCTGTGGTACGCATAAAGGTAATTGTTCCACCTACCCTAGTTTCTCCATAAATGATCTGTCTAGGTGCTAAAGCTCCTCTGGTACTAGCTTTTGTTCCAAAGTTAGCATTGTTTGCTTCCTGACCTTTAGAGGTCATCATTCCTATCCCTGCTGATATTAGAGTGGTAGCAAAAGTCATTACCGCCATACTTGCAGCTACACTCAATCCACCAATGGTCATACCACCTGCTATAGCAAAACCTGCAGCTCCTGCGGTTGCAACAACTGCGTAAACTACTACTGCTGCGATGATTGCTGTTTTAATCGCCTTAGCCATCTATTCGCCACCCATGTAACGCCAAGTCTGTAGGTTTTACAGCTATACCATCTTCACTAGGACAAAGTATCGCTTGTCCATCGTACATACCGCACATTTGAGACTCTTCTTGCCAAATCACTAAATCACCACATTGTAAAAACATAGGCTTTATCTTGGTAAGTTTTTTAGCCTTTGCAGCTTTATCAATAGACTTAGCTAATGTGCCTCCATAGTCTTTTATAGACTTCATAGCTGATGCTTCGTCTTTCCATTTAAGTTCTTTTGGTATTAATACTTTGCCAGTCATGGCTTTGATACAGGCATCCGAAAACAAACAGCAATCCCACTTACCCCAGACAAATGGCTTGTTATAATTAGCCTCTACAAACTCAAAGAATAAAGTTTGCCATGTTTCTTTTTTCTTCATCTTCTAATCGTCTGTACTTGATCTTCATTGCTTGTACCACCGCCACTATTAGAAGTATCATCGTTACTTGGTCTACCCCAATCTATTTGTTTATCTTGTAGTGCCATGACATATTTAAATCCAGTATCTGTGCTATTTATTATTTGTTGCGAAGCTAGGGTGTATCGCAAATTACAAGGTCTGTTCAAGTCCACTAAACGATTTTCAGCATTGACTATTATAGTCATACCATCTGGGTCATCATTAATTGATAGATTCGTCATTCTGCCTGAAAATAATGTTATTTCTCCTGCACTGACATTACCTCCTCCGCTTAAATATCCCATAAATAAAAATATTTTACGATTCTGTATATCTTCTGATAATGCTAAATTCAAAACAGTTTCATCCATACCAGATAAAGTAAAACTACAGTTAGTTGATTTAATCTCTAATGTATCTTCTATATCTGTAATACCTAATAAATCACCTGCACCTGTATAAGTTTCACCATCTAGCGTAATGTCATCAATACCTGTCCAAAGTCGTATGGTCTCTGTATCAAATTGAGCTTTTACTGCAAAAAAAAGTAATTGTTGATCTGCACCTAAACGATTGGTAATTTGTGAATCTATGCCTGATCTACTAGCCATTAGGTGTTACTCGCTGATATATCTTCTGCAACTTCAAAAGAAAATCCATAAGTGGAAGCTCTATTAGCACTCCAATTCACATTTTTGGAAACTAATCTAAACAATCCCTTAGGCTCGTTAAAAATAACAAAATAGCCATCGGTCAAATCTTTTCTAAGTCTTGGTTCTGTGTGTACTGCTACGCTTGTACCTGATTGCACTGCATCTTCTGTCACCATAAGAAGTTGGAATGGTTGGTGTGATGCACTATTGCCACTCAAAATTCCTAGATAGTCTCCTGCCTTGATAGTACCTGTACCAGAATTTATAGTGGTCAGTGCTAGACCAGTTGCTCCTGAGACATTTTGCCTTATAGAACAACTAGCAGTACTTGACTCTGAGGTAAGAGTGGTTGTCGTGACTATAGTTGTGGCATTAGTCACCGAGCTAATTTTATGTGTGCCATTATTGGCTTCGTTTGTAGCACCTGTAACATGAACGAAGTCACCTGCTATTAGGCTACCAAATATAGAAGTACCTGATGTTATAGTAGAGCCACTGAAAGAAAGTGTTTCACTAGCATCATCTACACGCCTAGAGGCAGTTAAATGGGTTTGATTGTAAGTTCCTTGATTAGTTTTGCCATCAGGGTCACTCATCTGAAAAGAATTTACAGGTCCTTTGCAGTTAGCTAAAAAAGACTGCCAGAGTGCAGCTTGTGATCTTTTCATCGGAGGCAAAGTCAAAGAAGCGGTGTAGTAAGTATTAGGGAACTCTTGTGTTTTCTGCTCTCCAGTGAAAGGAGAGACAGTTGTACCTATAGTTCTGACCAAAGACCAATCACTATCAGTAAAGTTTGGTGAACTAGGCATTACGACTATGTTGTTAGTATTTGTTGTCATGTGCCACCCAATAATCCTTTTCTGTAAGCTCCACCTCTTGCTGCTGCTTCAAAGACTGCCATCTTAGATGTCTCAGCTATCTGTGGTAGCATTTTTTGTACTTCTGCTCTCGTGGTTGCTTCTACACCTAAAGCAAAGTTATTGTTCTGTACGACAGTGACACCGCCACCACTCATAGCATTTTTAGAGTTCATATTGTTAAGTAATGTACCTCCTGTATTCGGCACAAATATTTCAGGTCCTCTTTCTCCAACAAGCATAGGTCGGTTGGCTTGTAGTGTTCCTCCACCTGCTGCTCCTGTAGGAAAACCCATACCTGCGAAGATTGCATCCATGATTGGTTTTATTACCATCATTTGCATAGCAGAAGCTATGATTTGTTTGACCATATCTTTGAACAAATTTTTGAAAGAATCCATAGCAGATTCACCACTCATTAAAGAATCCACAAAGTCTGAAGAAAAACCATTCACAGTTTCAGTTATTACTGGTTGCAACTCTTTCATAGACTCTTTTAAATTCAAAACAGCAGCAGCTCCCTCGTTTGCTTCTTTTGTTGCAGCAGGTGGAACTATACTGCCACCTTCTGAGCCATCGCTAGTTTGTACGCCTGTTACGCCATCTCCTAATCTGCCTCCAAAAAAACTTGGGTCGTTAAGTCTGGTAGCTATTCTACTTCTTATGTGTTCTATGTTTGCGTCTATTTTTTCTGTATCTATTTCAAAAGATACCTTTTCCATAGGTTCACCACGCAACCACATAGGCAACTGGTTATAAATTTCTATGAAGCCATTAACAAACTTACTGAATTGTCGCAGTATTGAATTGAGAGGGCGTTGAAAAGATTTAGCAAACTCTAAAAACCCTATAGTTAAGTAATCTATTGAAGTTAATAGTAAATTGAAAGATGTGACTAGATGTTGTATAACAAAACCTACAGCTTTTAAAGCTATAACTAAGACATCAGCTAAAATACTTGCTAATTCGCCTAATACAGTAGCTAAACCTCCTGCACTTTCATCTGTCATTAAATCCGAAAAAGCTGAGGTAACTTCTACTAGAGCAGAGGTAAGACCTGCCTCACCAATCTCTTTAGCTACTAATCCTGCTTGGTCTTTTGCATTTGATAATGCACCTGATAGTGTTTGTAGTCTTGCTTCTATAGCTCCTTCAAACCTCGTTCTACCGATATTTAAAAGGAATTCAGAAATATTCTCACTTGTATTTTTCATGGTCGTTTCCTGACCTTCAAAAATCATTGTGATTTCATCACCAGACTGTTTGGCTTTGATACCAAACTGCTTAAGCATTTCCATTTCACCAGTAGTCGCATTGAATACTGCTTGTGCTAACTGAGTTATATCTTTGTTGTTAGCAGCAGCTACATTACCAAAAGCAGTTAAATTTTCTTTACTTGGCGTAATACCTGCTTGATAAAATCTTGTGAATGCTTCGGTTAC